CTGACGTTTGAGCGATTGGATTAATATTAATACTGGACGATCCACCCCCGATGTATTCGGGACGCTGTAGACGAGCATCAGGAGAAATAACACCAAAATGTGCGCGAATAATTTCAGTATAACGCGTGCCTCCGCGTGCATCACGCTCAAGAAGCTTCTGAATCTGAAAAGACTGCCGTAATTGATTAATAGTTGCTGCAGTAGCTGCTGAAAGATCCGCATATAATCCACTCGTTCCTGAAGTAACAACTCCAACTGCTTTAGAACCACTAGCAGGATCACCTGAACCTCCGGTATATCCTACATTCTGATTGTAATCAGCATCAGATCTAAATAAAGCATTATTACTGTTAATTTGATGTAAACCAAAATTAACAGAACCATCAGTAAGACCTAGCGATTTTCCTGTTCCATAAACCGGAGCAGTTGTACCCAAAGGCAAACTAACAGATGCGCCCTTCTGAGGCCAAGGTAACGCGCTTGTAAAATAATCTTTTCGCTTTCCGCGGCGAAGTAATGTGTAGTTTGCAACATTATCAGGGCCATCTCCTGTATCTACGGTTACAGAATTTTGAAGATTTTCATCTCTAAACCATTCATTCCAAATCAAATTATATGCACGTGGCCAAAAAGCACAGTGAGATACCGTTCCAGAATTGGACACCTGTCCCACTGTGGGCAAGCCCATATAATCTTGTAATGATCCTATCGCGTATCCACCAGCAGGTGATACTTGTTGTGGTACAACATACGAAATCGAACTATCTGGATTCGCTTGTTGACCCATAAACTTTTGCCAATTCGACCAAATCAAACGATTTGGTACAAAGAAAAAGAAACTATCCAAATGCATGTTATCCATGATTGGATTAATTGGAGTACTAAGACGGGCAAATGCCGTCATATTTAACCGAAATGTATCACCGGGAAGCATCTCATCTACATATACTGGTACCAAATAACCAGCATCAAACGTAGTTTTATGAGTACTTTGACAATCAAATGACGACCGAGGTATATCGGCCTTAGGAATCATCGTAAATTGATGAATATCTACTGATTGGTTACGGTGCATTTATCAAACTCCTAGGCTAATTCCGTCCCACCTAAAGGTGAGACGGCTTGTTTTATTCCTGAATTTTAACTTGTTTACCCAAGGATAACAACTTGGGTGCATCATGTAAAGCAAAAAGTCCAGTATTGTCATCAAATTCACCCAACTCATATAAATCGAAATCGTCTGGATGGTTAAATAACTGATTTTCTGGATCTTTTCTGTTTACTTCATCTGAAAAGCTACGGATTGCAACTCCTACTGATGGAACAAACATTGGTCGACCGTAAGCGTCGGCAGCACGGTCTTTAACAGAACATAATACTAATTTCATGTGAGGCTCCTATGTGAGGTTACGTTTTAACTTCTGAAGTCTAGCTTTAACAACTTGTTCCTTAACAACAAGTCTTTCTAAAGTGTTGTCTTCGTGCCTCAGTTTAGCACTTTTTTCACGAATGTAAAGCAGTTCGTCAAACTCATAAGGATTATCTATTTTATATTTTTTATCATAGAATTTTGGGGGTTTGACTTTTTTTCCACGTACTACAACGTAGTCGTGTGGATATACATCGGTAGTATATTGCTTATACCATTCGTACCCTATTCCGGGTTTGAGACTCATCTTCGTAAACTCAGGAGTCCTATTAGTAATTTCCCCAGTATCTGGGTCAATTTCTTGATAATGCTCTGCAGCATTTTTACCAGTAACCTTTTTCATAATGTATCGAGCCACGTAGGCTGCCGATTCAAAAGTAACGTCTCCAATGGAGGAATAACCAAATGGCCAGAGTAATTCAAGGTTTTTGGATCGATATAAGAGAGAATTAGCGGAAGTCCGTTTCCATAATTTCTTATCATCGAAATCGAGTCCGAAGATACACGCATGCCAATGCGGTCGCCCAAAGTTTTCACCATATTCTCCAGCCATGTAATAACGTATTCTTCGGTCAGGATACCGTTTTCGTAATCTTTTAATAAAGAGTTGAAAGTCTCGATAGTGTAATGATCTATCGCTTGGGAGATGTGCATCATCGTAAGTTAATGTAATAAAACAGTTTTGTGTATGCATTTGAGCTTCATGCATACATCTAATAGCCCACTGACGTGAACGTTCAAGCCTGCAGCCAACACATTGACCGCAAGGTAAAGATAATGATTTGACAGTATCGTGTCTTTTAGATTCATAAAAGACAATTGAACCATCAGTGCATTGAAATGCACTTAAAGGATGATAACAAGGCATGTGAGGTACCCATTTTGATTAGTTATAGACGCCAGCCGCCACGATGTGGGGCTTTTTGCATATTTGCAGCTTTAGTACGTTTAGCGGTTCGGCGAAATGTTTTAGCCGACTTGCGCTTGTTTACAGGTTTTCTATACATCATATTTTTGCTCCTCGGTTGGTTAACATTTACGGTTTGGTGTCACCTAGCACAGTTACATCAAGTAATGTAACTGTGCTACGGCTTATTCAGCCGCCTTTTCAGGTGTGACTTGAGCAGCTTCTACGACTTCGGCAGCTGCTTTATCGACCAAGCCAAGATTCTCAGCTTCTGGTCGATTCTTCTCGTCCGCAAGGAACTCAATCAATTGGGCAGGGTCATTTTGAAACCTTGCCCGAATTTGGGCTGGTAAAGCCTCAAACTCATCTTGAGCCGCCATAACGCGGTTCAATGCGGTATGGTAATCACCAATACCGCTAAAATCGCCATAACGAGGCGATAATGGGGCTTCCGGTAGGATCCCAGTAATACTAAACTTTTGAAGAATGGTATTAATATCACATTCTTCTTTAAAATGCTGCTGAGCCAGTGAAGGCTCCTCACAAGCCAACCCTGACTCATTTGACGCAGCATCTGTATCGTAGTTATAAGGAGTACGTAAAAAAACTTCATGTTTTTTAACCATTTTCATCTTCCTAAAATAAATTTTAAATTTGCTGCACCTGAAGTTCCGCCTGAAAAATCCTTCAAAAATGGGGAAACATTAAGTCCCCACCATGTTTTAGACTTCTTTTCTTCTGGAGTCCTCGTTTGTATAAATTGACGAGTCGCCGCTTCTTCTGCATTTGTTGCAGTTTGTCTTGCACGAATTAACATTTCTTCAGCTATTAAATTTTTTGTTCGCTGAGATACATTCGGTGCTTCTAATATCTTTAATGCCGTATCGGCACTTAAATTTTTGGCATGTTCAGCATTAACAGTTATACGACTAGCCGCTTCAGTAATCTGAGCGTCAGTCAACTGCGTTTGCATAGCAGTATTGGCAGCACCTATAGCCTGTTGAGCATAATTAGCTGCCCTTTGAAACTTATTATGTTGTGTAGCATATTGACCAGTAGCTGAAGCACCTGAAGGTGTTCCAGCACCACCCTGACTATATGCCAACATAGGGTTTAAACCCGCTTTTTTTAAATCTTCAACAGCAGTTTGATATTGAGTACTACGCATACGCTCTTGAAAATCCATCTGCTTTTGAGCTTGTTCAGCACTAAAAGCATTTGCAGCAGCTGCCATAGCAGCATTAGCGTCATTCGCTTTACTTTGACCAAATATATCTAAAGCACCACCTAAAGCAGTACTAGCCATACCGGTAATGCCTTTAAAAGCATCACCGGCAGTAATACCTAACGCACTACCAATTGATCCAAACATATTAAAAATGATCAATTAAGCCGGGTACACTGTACATCGGCATTGGACGTGCTTTTTTACAATCAAAAAAGCTATCAAAAATAAACTGTTTACCGTTTGCTGAAGCACCAACTGCAACAATACGATCAACAGGTGGTGTATCCTGAATAAACGTAGTATTAAGCGTTGGCAACGTTGTAAACTTCTGAGCCAAATGCCAATTATCTATTGTTCCTGATGCCGTACTTCTAAACAATCCAGAAATTCTACTTGGGTAGTAACGATACTCAGCCCAACGTTCTTGATAACCAAAAACGCTATTATCGTTAGCATCACCACGAACATAAATTTCCTTATTAAGAACTGCTTGTTCGCCAAGGGTGGCAAACGCAGGAAAATAAAAATCATAACGTGTTGATCTTGACCACATACGGGCAAGACCCTGTTGGTAGGTAAGGTCTGCACGAACTGCAACCATACCAACAATTACACCGTGTTCAGTAGCTGAATAAGTAAACCCATGATTATGAGCCAAGGCAGTACCCATAGCAGCAAGTGTGCCCAAAGGGGTAGTAGTTCCACTAGCAGAAGTACCTGACGTTTGAGCGATTGGATTAATATTAATACTGGACGATCCACCCCCGATGTATTCGGGACGCTGTAGACGAGCATCAGGAGAAATAACACCAAAATGTGCGCGAATAATTTCAGTATAACGCGT